TTGTGACCTAAAAGTTTCAATCATTTTACTTTTTAGCACCATGATACGTCTTAAATTTACCTCTGGTGGCAAACTAGGATTGTATGTTGCCTCTACTAATCTTTCTGCCTCTCGTTCTGTAAACTGACCACCAAGAGTTTTCTTTAAAGATTGGAATACAACTGCCCTTACTAAATCTAAAGCATTATTAACTGCATAAGTTTTGCCATTTGCATCTTTTTCTGGTTCATAACCTGCCTCATACAATTTTGTAAGTCTTTCTGGGGCTAATTCATAAGATAAACCAGATGTTGTAGCTCTAGGGTCATTAAGTAAATCTTCAACCTCATTAAAGTTTTGTATGTTGGCAATTTCGTTTTGAAAACCACCTTGTATTGCCCATGTGTTGTAAACTTCTGTTCCAAAATTTTTATCAATTGCTTCTTGCACTGGTGAATAGAAAAATGGTTCTGGCTTTGACCATGTTGCATTGCCATCATCATCATACGTTGCTGTTTGTATCACTCTATTACCTTGACCACCTAATGCTTTTGCCTCTTCATTTGAATTAGTAAAGTTTGCATCTCTGTTTTGGTTTGTATCAAATATCATTTGTGCATAAGACCTAACTCTACCATCTGGAGTCATTCTGCTTTCTTTAGTAGTGCCTCTGTAATCTCCATTTGGGTCAAATTTTGCTCTTTCACCACCAAATGCTATTGCAGTTTGACTGTCTGGGTTACCCAAACCAAAATATTCTCTGGTTTTTTTAGCATTATTTGTAAAACCATCTGCACTTGAGCCAGATGCGTTTATTTCTTTTGGTGCAAAATCACCAAACTTCATCATGTACTCATTAAATTTTTCTGGGTTACTTCGAAAAAATACTTTTTCAGCAGTAGATAAATTTTTTGTAGCTTTATAAACTAATTTTTTTTGGTCAACGCTTGGTTGAAATCCATGAGGGTTTCCAAATAAATATTCTTGCAACATATTTACTTTTTTGGGTTCAGCAAGAACCTCTGGTGGATATTCCATATTTTCATCTGTAACATTTGAGTAAGCATTTACTCTCTCTTGTATATTGTTTGCTGTTGGTCTGCGAATAGAACCCATAGTTCTTTCATTTTTTGCTATTGCATTTTGATATGCAGGGTCATTTAACAATCCTTGAGCAAAGTTTTCACTTTCTGCTTTTTTATTTTTGTTGTTTGCGTAGACATTATTGTTTAGCAAACCACCATAATTATATTCGCTTGTCATGAAAGTAATCCTCTAATTTTTTTATTGGTAATAAGCCCGTATTGTCTTTGTCTTTGTTCTTCAAGCCTTTTTCGTATTTGTTGATTAGCACCGCTAAATCCCATACCACTCATTTCGGAAGGTCTATATGCACCTGTAGAGGTACTACCAGAGCGAATATATTGTTTACCTGCACTTTTATCGGAGTCATTCCAAACCCCTTTTGTTGCACCAGTAATTTGACCTTGCGGATTAAATTCAGTTCCTTTATTGCCAAATAAATGTGTTGCAAAAAATGTTAAAAAATCCATAAATTTATCCTATCCCAAAACCGAAACTGGTAGACTTACCACTACTATTTCCTGTTGTTATTTTGTTTGGTAATCCAAAAGCATATTTACCAATTATATCTTCAAAATCCATCAATCTTCTTTGGTAGGCATCTTGGTCATACATAGCTTTAGACATATCCATTTCTGCTGTTCTATCTTTTCTCATGTTATCCATACCTGCATAACCATAGGAATCTTCCATTGAATTATTAGCTAAGTCATAAAGGCTTTTATCAAAAGCAGGTCTACCCTCTAATAATCGAGCTTCAATATTATTTAGATTAGAACCCGCATAGAGTTTGGACTGATTAATTTCGTTACCTGCATTATATTGATTGGTAACAAAATCTGTATTGCCAGTAAATTGTCTATCTCTTTCTGCATTAGCCATTTCCATCATTAATGGCATAGCTTCTGCGGTAACTCCTGCACCAACATTATTGGCATAACTAGCACCGCCACCATATCGACCACTTAATGCAAAGTCAGCGCCAACTGAGTTGCTTATTTGGTCAGTTGTATTTCTTAAATATTCATCAAGATAGGTCTTACCCCCATCAGGACTCATCATATCGTAAGCATTTGCACCCGTACCATTATTAAAGGCATCAAGGCTTGTTCCAGTTATCCCATCTTTAGTTAGTTTTGATAAGTAACTTCCACCTGCTGTTGTTGGGTCTCCGTTTAAATAAGAATTATAAGTTGATGTAATATCTTTAAAGGCATCTGGGTTATTATATTGTTTGTATGCATTCGCACCAGTCCTTTCCATCTCCAACATTTCGTTCGTTGGGTCTTGGTACAATTTTGAATAATCGAATCCACCAAGATAATCTTTGTTACCCTTATCGTACTCAGCTTTCGCACCTCTTAGTATCTCATCGATATAAGGTTCTGTAGGTGCATAAGGATTTACTGTACTTTCCCCCGCACTACTTTCTTTAGTTTTACTTCTACTACCGCCTAAACTCATAATCTTATTCCTTGTTAAGTTGTTAAATTTATTTCCAAAGCAACATGGGTGTCTTTAAACCCATACTCTTTGAATATCTTAGCCCACCCTTTTCGGGCATAACATATGCCTTTTTTGCAATCACGCTGTTTTGCAAAGTCCATCAAGTTATTCATGACTTCATATTGCCATCTTTTCCTATCTGTACCCGTCATAACAAATACTGATAAAAATTTTAATTGAGGTCTTTGTATTATTTCCGTAATTACAAATCCCTTAAGTTGTTTATTTTCACTATCCCAAATTATCCAAAGTTGCATATCATTCAGCACAAGTTCTGACCTTATGTCTGTTTGATTATAACCATTTTGTGCCTTATCTAAGATTGTTGTTAAATCTTTTTTAATAAGGTCAAAAACTTCGGTTATGTTATTTGGTGGAATGTGTACGACCTTAAAAGGTGAGCCACTTGTTGTTGCCATTATAAATTATTTTTAAAGAACCATAATTAGTTGATATTGTTTTAGTTGCCACACCTTCTATAGTTTCCCCACTACCTGCAAAGATTACAATATTATAAGTGGAAGCATTTCCTGATGTGTCTTTTATTATGTAGTTCGTGCCTATTGGTGATTTAGTAGGCAAGGTTAGGGCAACACTAGTTGATACATTTACATCTAAAAATAATTCATCAACTTTTATACTGTATGTTGCAGTAGTTATTTTTGTATAATCAATATTAACTCTATTTACAATTTGATTAATAGCCTGTTGCAACTGTGAGTTAAAATATTCTTGATTAGTTGTGGGTGTTCTTCTTACATACTCAATCGCCATCTTTATTACTATCCACTTCTGTTGGCATAATGTCTTTGCACTTTTCTCTTACTGTTTTAAAATTATCACCTAAGACTAAATTTTTATATCTTCCACATAATTTTAAGAGTTCTAATTCAATTCTTAAATCATTGGCTTCTTGCATCATTCGCTTAAACCTCTTGTTACAAGTGCTTCCCAAATCAAATCTAAATCTTATACCGCCTCGCCACTCATCTGATTGGTCTCTTCCATTTGGATAAGTAAAGGGTATTATCTCATTATTTAAAGATTGATATGAACCATTAACTCTATCGCTATCTCTAAGTGTGTAATCAAAATATGGTTCAATAGAACCTTTAGTACAATGATTTGAATAACTGTTTAAATACTCATTTGCTGAATAAGAGTTAGTTCCAAAGCATAACAAAAGTAATAAAAATATTATTCTCATTACCAACCACCATTTAATTGTCTGGTTAGTTCCTTAATATCATAAGTATTTTGTCTGACTGTATCTTCCAGTTTATATGAAGTTTCTCGACTTGCCTCAATATACGCTGTTGATTTTGCAGATAGTGTTGTTGTCCGAGTAAGTTCCTTTGTAAATTCATCTTTAGTGCGGGTCATCTCAGCTTCAAAGTAACCCAAGTCTTTTCTTAATAACTCAACATCATTTGAGGTTTTTTCTATAGTAGTCATTGCACTATTAAAAACTGTGATGCCACTATACAGAGAGCCGAGAATGACAGCCACTATCGGTATGTATAAAAATATATTTTTCTTGTCGTTCATAACTCCCCCGAATTAATTATTTAATTATTTTATCTAAATGTTTAGCTCCAGTGGAGTCTGTAACCATTATTCCTTTCTCAAGTGAGCAAGTATATTCAACTCTAATACCGCTAGTTCTTTGAGCTATTCTTTTAGCCTCAAGACAAACAGATATACTTGGTTGATGATACCAACCATCTAATCTCTTAATATCTCCCTCATTTATAAACATTGATAAAACTACTACTAGTTCAATCATTGTGAGTTCCATTATTTCTTAACTTATCTACAAGTGTCTCTAAGTCTATAATGCGCTCTTCTAAAAATTGTACTTGCATATCAACCCCAACTATCATTGGTAATTTTTCTTCAACAGTTTTTTTTAGTTTTTCAAATTCAGAAGAAGTAAATTCCAATAATAAGTATTGTTCTTGGTCAACTGTTAGTTGCTTACTTGCTTTTAGTAAGTCAGTATTCATTATTGTTATTTCTGTTTCTAATACAGTTAATCTACTCTCTATTGCAAAATATCCATAGACTGCAATAGCAACACCCATAATTACTAAGGCTAGAGTTTTAAAATCAGTGCTAAGTTTTGTATCCTCTGTCAATTTCATTACTGACTTCCATCTAAAGAAGCCGAAATTTCAATTCCCATAGCATCAGTCCATGTACTGTTTGCAGGTACTTTTATTTCTATGCGATGATATTTTCCAGATTGTCTAAAAGAACCAACCCCATTATCATTACAAGTCGTAAAACCAGATTGTGTTACTGTTCCACCTGCTCGTTCTCTTGAAATTAAATTAATTTGGCTTGGTGTATATCCAGTAAAAGTTACGCCAGAGATTGTTGAGTCAGGCGCTACCACTATTGACAGTAAAGTATTATTTACAATGGTTGCTACAATAAATTTAGCATTGTTGAATTGACTATTAACATCACTAATTCTAATTATATCTCCAACATTAAGTTCTGTTGTAAACAATGTTCCAGTTCCATTAATAGTTGTACCAGTAATAATTATAGTTCCTGTTTTAACTGTAGGTTCAACATCAATAACAGGATTAATAGCAGTTATAAAAGTCCTTTTATTATCTGCATATTCTTGTTCACCAATGCTTAAGGTTGCTTCTAATGAGCTTCCACTAAAGGTAGAAAAGAAATTTGACGAATTAAAAGCCGAAAAGAATAAAGTACCACCTTGCCATATTCTACTATCAAAAGAGTCCGTAAACCCTGTATCAACATTATTAGAGATTGCATCAAGAGCCTCTAAAGTTGTTCCAGTTGTAAAAGCGGAACTTATGTTTTGAGTAGCAACATCAATATAAGACCATCTGTCAGCAGAATAATTATAACATAATATTCTATCAGGATTACCATTTGATGAGTTAGTAGTTGGGTATGACCAGAAAATAAGTTTATTTAAAGGGTCATGTCCACTAGTTATTCTTAATAAATTAGCTTGGTCTAAACTCTCATCAAACCATCTATCAATTTTGTTTTGTCCAATTAGTGTTGTTGTTTCTCCATTAGTTGAAGCAAACCCATCTTGAGAAAGAAAATAAGAAGTATTACCAACTGTAATTAATGAACCATGAGCAATACAACCTCGCTCTTGTTCAATAGCTCTTATTTGAAATATTGTAGAACCACCAACAAAGTTTAATTGAAATATTTTATTAACACACAATATAATACCAAATTCACCGCCAACAATTCCTGTTATCTCACTGGTGTCATAAAGTGTTTCTTCATCAGATTGGTCTGTACCTAATACCCAAGACGCATGATTACCAATAGATGACCAGTGTAATTTATTTCTATTGGTTGATTGCCAACCACTAACAACAAAGTTTCTTACTACTGCTGTATGCCAAAAGGTAGGCGGACTTCCTGTTAAATTGCCCCATTGATTACTATTGTCTAATTGCCAAACCTGCGGTGTATTAGACCCATTACTTGCAATTATAAAGTTACCAAATTGAGTAAATTGCCAATCATTTTCAGATGGGGTATCAAATGTAGTGCCACCAGAAACATCGGTAAAGCTATTAGCTAAGTATCTATAAAGTTTCGTAGCATCTCCCGCAAAAGATGTAATATTACCTGCACTACTTTTAAAAGAGGCAAAACCCTGACATCTAGCAGTCAAACCATTTGTACTTACTGCTGATAAACCTTTTGTTGGTCTATAACTTTTAAAAGAGGGTACTACATTCTTTGCATCAACAAGACCTTCGTTCCTGTAGTCAGGGTGGTCTGGTGTCCAATCCAAAAACTGTTTATATGCCATCTTTAA